TCACGACCTGCTTGAAATGCTTTCTTTAGACCTGCAAATGCCGTACTTGCTGTGGTCAGGCAAGCACCGATAGTAATAGGATCAAACATTAAGATGGTTTAGTCGGCCACGTTACATCATAAATATCTGATGCCTTCGTTATATCACGTAGCTTTTGTCTATAAGTTCTCCATGCACTAGTATCACCATCTGCATCTTCAATCTTGTGTATCTGCCAATCAGCTTCAGCTAATAGTGGATCTCTCTCAACTCTTAATGCATCTTTTTGTATATTATCTAATTGCGTTTGATATTCAGCATCTTGTTCAGCTTTTGTTTTACCATCTTCTATATCAGAAAAACGATCTTGTTCTTTCCATTTGTAAACCCAATTCTTTTTAGAATCTTGTTCAATACCATCTCTAACTACAACTTTTGTTTTAGCAGATGGAGTAGGTGGAGTTATAGGAAAAATAGGACTATATCCTAATTCTAACATAGTGCTATTAGATATCACTATAGGAAAACTAGTATTAGGATTTTCATTTCTAATTTCTAATTCTGTTTTTATTGCACCACTTGTGTGTCTAAATTCTGTCATTTAAATTCCCCTTAATCTAAGCTATTGCCCAATATATATAGTAACCTGATTCAAGTCCGGTAGTACCACCAGTCTTGTTTAATGTAAAACCACCAGCGAGGGGATCAATGATATCATAGCCCGGATCACTAAAATTTGGATTATTTAGTGTAAGGGTCGTATCATTACCTGATACTATTCCTCTAGCATTATCCCACCAATACCATTGACCATAAGCACTCAAATTATTACTTAATTGATCTACATTTTTTATTGTTACAAATCTAGCACTATCAGAACCAAAACCACAATCTACATTAAAAGAATTACCATGAACATTTGTATTCCAATAGAAGCTACCACATTTACTTAATCCGGGAACATCTCCCATACAATAGTATTGATATTGACCCCCTGTAACTGAATTTGAATTAACAAAACTATTAGCACCTAAAGAAAAATGAGTTGATGTAGGTGCTGTATTATTCCAAATACCGTTATTTAATTGTCTATAAAAACCAACATTACCAATACTATCTTGAGTAAGCGTAACAGTATACTGATGTGGTTGATTAGCAGTACCATCTGCCATACCTGCATGATAAACATATGCATCACCTGTTGCATCTAAAGCTCTTATCCATATCATTTTAGGCACTGCTTCTAATCCATGACGTTGTGTTCTAGCAGTATTATCTCCCTCATAAACACCTGTGTGTAAAAAACCCGGAGCTTCTTTAAACCAATTATCGTAATAGCCTACAGCATTCTGATTAAACGCTGCATCACTACCTCTAATTTGACCTTTAGTTGACCACCTATTTCCTAGAAACGAACCATTATATGTTACTGCACCTAATACTTGGTTAAACTGCAAATACGGACCATCATTCTGACCCCCACCAAAAATATTAGGATTTTCTGCACCTTTCTGATTTTGATCACCAAACAAATTAAGTCTATATCTTCTTCCTTTACGTCTAGTTTCTAGTAGATATTCTCCACTCCCAAATTTTTTAGTCCACCATAAATCAGGTTTAGTCTCTTGAACACTAGCATCAATAAAATTACGATGTGCAGTTGTACCTGTACCAGACCTAGAATGTGAACCATAGTATTTTCGTTTACTACCTTGAAACATTGCACCAGTATCATAACTAGGTGATTTATCAGGAGACACATTATCTTTTCTAATAGCTGTTAAATTATATTTGTTACCAAGAGTATTAGCACCACTATTAAAAACTCTAACACCATTAGGCTCAAGTATAAATTGTGTTTGAGTGCTATTATACATACCACCACTACTATCAAAACTCCAAGCAATTGTTCCATCTGTAGGACTTACTAAAGATTGAGTATTTTGTAATCCATAATCTACATCTGTCATGTACCAACTATCCACTGCATTATTAACTTTTAATATTATCGTTTGTGGTTCAAAACCTAAATCAATGAATTGACCAGAACTACTACCATTTCCAGTATAACCAACAGATTTTATAATACTATCATCTTCTGTATCATGCGCCCATAAAAATGCAATATAAGTTCTACTTGATTGATTACTCATACCCTTTACGACAAATTTGTTTTCATCAGGATCTTGAGTGGTAAAATCAAATTGTCCTGCTACCGCTGCAATATTACTATTAAGTCTTAATGCTTGAGTTCTTGCAGTATTTGCACCATCTACATCATCCATTCCTCTGTGGTAAACTCGCCAATGTTCAGATATTGTATCCTTAACCCAAATCATACCCGGTGCTACACCTAAACTGTGAGCTATATCTTGAGTATTATTATATCCTGAACCTGTCCATGATACTACATCAAAGAATCTTTTTGATCTTTGAAAGAAATGAGCAGTATATATTGAACCATTATTGCCGGTTCTGTTTGAATTTGATACTTGAAATCCATCATTTTGCCAAGATGCTATAGCATTAACATCTTGTTGTATTTGAAGATCAGAAGCTGTTTCAAAATAATAACTAATATTACTAGAATAAGCACCTGCAAATCTTGGCCAGATAGTAGGTATTTGACCACTACCATGATTTACCATTAATACAGCACCATATCTCGGAGTACCTACACCCATACCTGCTGCATCATCAACGTGATTACCACCAAGTCCAACAGGAAATGGTTGGGTACTTATTACTTGTGTATTACCTGTACCATAATAAGTTGTTGCATTATAAACTCTTTTTACATCAGGAGAAAAACCTGTTGTACTACCTGCTGATGCTAATTGCATTCCTCTTGAAATTTTTGACATAAATTATTTCCTATTATTATGATGATGTTCCACCTGAACCACTCAAGTCACTTCCTACTAAGAAACCATAATAGTCACCTCCACCATTATGTGTAAAAAATGTAAAGACATCTATACTAGCTGCTGTTCCTGTAAGTGAGGGTGCAGTACCTCCCGGCCATCTAACTGTTGAAGGCCAAGTTAAAGTATGACTCCCACTAGAATCTTGCTTTACTTTTAAGGTAAAACCATAAGCTAAGTCTGCATTTGCAGGTTGACCACTAAAAGTAAAAGTAATATTGGTTGCTGCTTCAACAAAAAATACATTACCCTCTTCAAAGTTAATAGCTACTGTAGATGCAGAGCTTAATGTCTTAACTGTTTCAACATATTTTTTAGCTAAGAAACCACCTGTACCTGCTGCATCTACAGCCACATTCGTACTTGGAGTAGTGTTCATTAAACCAACACCATCTCCATCAATGGTAATAGCATCAATATAATTGTTTGAACTATCTGTTAAACCTTGAATCTTAAAGCCACCTTTTAGTGTACCTGTTTGTGTTTTATGGTATCCTTGAATTTTACCAATTGTATAAGTTGTTCCATCATCAGCTTTACTTTGAAAGAGTAGTTCTCCTCTATCTGTAGTTGCATCATTTGTAAGATCATTAATTACAACAGATGGAGATGTACCATTAACAGTTACATCATCACCACCACCTGACGCAATACCTACTGTTACATAGCTACTTGTACCACCTGCATTTCCATATACTTTCATCCAAGTATCTGCTTGTATTGGCTCTTTATTACCTGATCCATCTGCATATGTATCTAGTATTAAAGAATGCCCTCCATTAGTAGATCCTGTTGAATTATTATCAATAGTTGATATTTTATTATTGGTAAGTATTAAATTACCCATTTCAATTGTATGATGATCATTAATACCCGGACTTAAATTTCCTGTTTTAATATGATTACCCATAAAGGCATGAGCATTACATTGATAATACAACTTATTAGGAGTATCATTAGATACTTTAATCATAGTCCAAGCATTAGCTGTACCATCACCTGCAGTTCCTGATCCAAATGTTACGGATGTTCCTGCAAGTTTAGCGTGTACAAAATTTTTAGTTTTAGCAGCATCCTCATAAAAAACTAAATGATGCCCACTTACTGAACTATCTCTTAAATCAAACTTGTAGTAATACTCTCCACCACTTGTTTGATCATGCCCATTCAATTCTAAAACAGGAGATTCAACTCCATCTAAAAAATATGCTAACGAACTACCACTTCCATAATAAGGATGTGCTGTAGTTTTAGTTGCAACTGTAACTACAATTACATGTGGATTAGAAGCTGAACCATAATCTGCACCTGTTACAGGCATTGCTGCATCTACATATGTTTTAATAGCTTTTGCAGAAGCTAGTGTAGTGTCTCCTGTAGCTACAGTACTAAGATCAGTATCAAGAACACCTGTAGCAAAGTCAGCTACTTCTAAATTTGTAATACTATTATTTGTACCATTAGCATCAAAAGTTTTATTTGTTAATGTTTGTGTAGAAGAAGCTAATACTGTATTAGCATGAGTAGTTATATCAGAGATAAGTGCCTGTTTTAAAACACCACTATCAGATATAACAACTCCATCACTTCCTGCTAATGTTACTGAAGCTGGGTTAGTTACATCTCCATCTAGTACATTTAATTCAGCTGCTGTAGTTGTAACTGCTGTTCCACCTATTGCTAACTTATCTTTAGCAACTTTAACTAAACCACTACCTTTAGGTGTAAATACCATACTAACATTAGTATCACCACCTGTAGCAGAAAGATTAATGTCATTTCCTGTAGCAGCATTTACAACTGTAAACTCATTTACTGCATTACTTGTAGTAGTTATCTTTATTGCCTCATTACCTCCTGTATCAGCTATTACAGGAGTTTTAATACTTGTATCTATAGTTGCAGTGCCACTTAAAAATAAATTTTGAAACTTAGCAGCTGAAGTACCTAAATCAAAAGTTGCATTTGATGGTGTAATATTTGTAGCAGCTGTTGTAAGTTGTCCTGCAGGACCTGTTTTTATTATGAAAGGACTATCTGATCCGTCATGTTCATGTCCACTAGAGCTATTAAAAGCTGCAATTACAGCAGTGAATTCTTGATTAAGATGTTCTTCTCTTATAATACCACCAGATGCAGGTAATCCAATACCAGTACCGATCACTGCTCTTGTTTGATATGATGTACCCATTTATTTTCCCCTTATTGTCTTGTTTCTACACTGTATTCTAAAACAGCAGTGTCTAGTCTAAAAGTTGGATTGGTTGATTCTTCTTCAATTCTTATAGCTACAGTTTTACCTGATCCCACTACATTATTATTATAAAGTTTATTAAAATCTGAACTAAAAACTGTACTAGCATTATATGTAGATGTATTATTATTATAGAATGATACACCTGATCCAGTAGTTGTAACATCAATAGCCTGTGGTTGTATTACATCAACATCACCTTGATCATATTTTAAACTTACTTGTGCAGTAATAGCTCCATCAGGATCTAAATATAAACCTAGTTTATAAAAAGTTTTTCTTAATGTTGGGTCATTAATAGGCATAAAAGGAGATTCATATATTGCATGAATAGTTGCACCTCCTAAACTAGTAGTAACTTCACCCTCATATATGTAACCATCTTCATTTGCAAAACATACAGTTTCAGCTTGCGCTCCTGTTCCACCATAGTAACGAGAATCAGAAACATAGGATTTAAAACCTCTTGTAGTTGCCCAATTTAAACCTGCACCACCTTGATCTATAAGTTTAGTTGCAATTAAGCCTTCAGAATCTTGTATAGTAAATCCAGAGTTATATGCAAAAATTCTATACTGACCTTTTTCACGAATTACTATAGAGTCATAATGAGTTCCACTAAGACTATCTACACTTTTCTTTATTGGCTTAGATGCAACTTCAAGTCCAAAGTCTCCAATCTTTTCAGTAGCTGCTAAAGATCTAATACCATCAGGTGCAAAAAATAAAACATCACCACCAACCTCTTGAATTGTATCTTCATGAATACATCCAATATCATCTGTAATTGAACTTAGTGTAAACACATTAGCTGAATTTAAATCTGTAGATGATCCAACAATTCTTTGTACACTATTTTTAGTAAATACTATAAGTTGTTCTCTAAATACTATTAGACCAGTAATAGTATCCTTAACATTTATTTCTAAAGCATTAGTAGAAAATTTATTATCAGTATTAACTTTTCCAAAAATTATACTATTAGCACCATTAGGTGTAGTATTCTTTCCTACTACAATATGATTTTTAAATACTGTTACAAACTCTGCTCCTATAATAGGTATATATTCTGAATCACTAGCATCAGCAAACGACATAGAAGTTGCAGGAGATCCACCACCATAAAAAGCAGGGGCATTAACTCCATCAACAAATATAGTTTTTTCTCCTGCTCCAAAATTATAATGAGCAAATCTTACTTTAGTGCCACCTGTAATACCAGTCCTAGTAGTTGTACCACTATTTCCATTAAAATGTGCAGTTGTTGCACTATGACCTTGTGTTACAGCAGAACTATTAACAACATAATAACTTCCATTACGAACTACTACAGCAGTATAGTTATTACTTACAAGAGCTACACATTGCATTCTTTGTTGATTTAAAGAAGGACTGCCTACAGTAGTTCCATCTTGATTCTTAATAGGAATTGTATTAGCATTAAATTTTCTAAAACCTTTTACTTTAGAGTATCCACCTGTTAATGATGGTTCAAAGTTTTGTAATATTGTCGCTGTACCAACAGCATTAGTTCCTTGTTGCAAGGGTGTTAAATTAGAAACTAAACCACCTCTAAATTCTACAGGAAATGTTTGCCAATCTGTTGCCATTATGCTAACCTCGGATTACTACTAACTCCATGACTTGATACTATCATAGAAGATCTAAGATAGTCATATCTATTAATGTATAAACTTCTCATATATTTAATACCCTGCTCAAATTTTTGTTGAGCTAATTGAGATCCTTGAACATCTCCTCTAAATTGATATGCATAGAACATTGCACCATCTACTATTACATGTTGAAATTCTTTAGGTATTGATGGTACATCTGAACTCAATGATAAAGATACAGGATTTTGATAGTATTCATATACTAATTCATAAGCTTTATCAGGATTAGGTAATACTATAAACTCTTGACTAGGAGTTCTTACTACAAATCTTGGTATAGATCTAATTGTAGTATTTGTATTATACTCAGTATCAACATGATTGTCAAGATATTCTTGATAGTCCATGATAGTTAATTTTGTAGTAGCTACATTTAGTGTAGAGTTTTTCTTAATTCTAAAACTATTCATATTAAGAAGTTTAACATCTTCTGGATAAGGATATCTAGCTATACCAGCTGTTAAAACTTCTTCTTCTTCTCTATGATTCCAAGGCCAGTTGTACTCTTCGTGATTAATATGTCTAATAGAAGAATTAATTGCATCTTTAGCTGTTTGATAAAAACCTTTTGCTGTAGTAAAAGTACTACTAGTTAACTCTACCTCATTTAATCTTCTATTAATTTCATTAACAAGTTCTAAATAGTTATATGCCATGTTAGTTTTCCTTAATTCTTAATGTTACACTTCTCTCGGAAACTAATCCAGATGGAGTAGAAGTCATTTGGCAAGTTAATTTGTATGTTTTATTAGTAGTACCTCCCTCCAATCTGATTGTAGCAACTGTACTAGTTTGAGTTTGAAAAGTTCCTTTTGATATTAAACCATCAACTGTTACATCTTGTCCAAATGTAGCTGCCGTTTTTACTCCATTAGCATCATCAATAAACCAAGCAATTCTTGGATTTGTAGAAATAGTTTCACTACCTAAAAATCTAGACCAATCTATGCTATAATCTAGTTTTTCATCAGGATCTTTATTAGGCCATTTATAAGACATATTATTTCCTTATGCTGCTTTTGCAATTCTTGATTGCATTTCATGTTGTTTTTCTCTTATATATACAACTCTATTTTGTTCAGGTATACTAATTACAGATGATATTAAATGTGGTCTCTGATCTATATAAACTGTTCTATCTTGTTCTTCTATTGATACAGTATTATTAATATGATTATCTTTAAAGTCTACATAAACAACTCTTTCTCTGCTATAACTATCTGCACTAAAAGATATTACTTGATATGAAGTTTCAAAACCTGAGACTATCTCAAGTCCAATAATTATAACTTCAGCATCACCTTGTACTGTAGCAGGATTAATTTCTACTGTTGCAGATACTGAATCAATAACAATACTAGCATCACCAATAAAAGCTAAGTTTCCTACTGAACCTGTAATATTAAAACTAGCTTCAGGTGTGTTAGCGTCACCACTAAATATAACAGATGGATTGTAACCTATACTTAATTCTGCAGGAGTTGGTAAAGTAAATTCTGCAATACCTTGAGGTACTACTTGACCAACAGCTCCTACTAATCCATAGCCAGTACTATCATATCTATCATTATCAAATGTTGCACTGTCAAATCTTGCATCACTATCAAATAAAGATAATAAAACATTTGCATCAGTATCTACTTGAAGAGTAGAAGCTATTCCTGTCGTTATATTAGTTTGATTACTTGATATTAAAACAGCAACGCTAACATTAGCATCACCTTCAATTTGAATACTACTTAAACTCCCTGCAGTACTAGCAGAAACTGATCCTAATTCAAAACTTGCATTTCCAACAAAAGTTAAATTAGGATTAACTGAACCTGTAATTTCAAATGCTGCTTCAGGAGTATTAACACCCCCACCAATAACAATTTGACCAAACCCTAAACTTGCAGAAACTGATCCTATCTCAAACTCAGCAGAACCTTGAAAAGTAAGATTTGAATTAACTGATCCAGTGAGTGTCAATCCGTTAATTGGTACTGCAACACCACCTTGGACATTAATATTCGTGTCTAATGTTATATTAGCTTCGAGGCCAGATATAATAACTTCTACGCTTTTAGATCCAACACCTGAAAATGTATCTTGACTAAATGTTAGTACACCAAAATTCATTCGTCAGTCTGCCCCTCTTCTATGATTTGAACCCATGAAGTTGTATTTTCATCCCAATCATAACTTTTTCCATCATTCGGATGTTCGGTAGGAGGTTTAAATGCACAAGTCGTTTCGTCAAATATCCAACTTGCAAACCCACCAGTTCCATCAGTAATACTATTCCATCGATCTTTTTCAGCTTGTTGCTTTTCAGCAATTTCTTCAGAAGACATTTGTGTCACTTCAAATGTTTCTTCATTAACTTTTTCATATATTCCTATCATGATGGTATCGTTCCATCCGGATAATAAACGGACGATGGGTTACCCCAAATAATTTTAACCATGCCGTAGCCACCTCTACTTCCAGCCCCTACATAGTCATCATCATCTGATCCACCGCCACCACCATAATTTCCACCATAAGAACTTGAATTTCCAGTACCACCATTTGTCGAGCCACCAGTTGCTCCAGCTACGCCATATCCTGATGGACTTTGTGTTCCATTTCTTCCATCATAGCCAACTCCACCGCCACCTGAACGATAATTGTAACTTCCACCACCACCTGATCCACTATAATTATTTCCAGTTATCGTACTATAAGTTGACCAGTAAACTGTGTTTGAGTTCCAAGACCTACCACTTCCAGCATAAGCATTTATTCCCCCTAAAGTACTTCCACCCCCAAAAATATTTGACCCAGTGTTATATTGTGTTTGTGAAATTGTGACATTATTTGTATTATAATATCCACCAGCACCACCACCGCCGCCGCCACCACCATTGTAATATGAGGTTGCTCCCCAGCCCCCTCGCATTCCATTACAGATAGCACCGACAGGATCAACTGGAATGTTACCGTTGCTCATATTACTAAAAAGAGCTATTGGTCTTCCGGGGCCTCTTGCTGAATACAAACCACTATTATTATAATATCTGTTATATCCACCCCATCCACCAGCAGCACCCAATTGAACTCCACTAGATCCATTTCCAATTGCTAGTCCAGATGGCCCACCAGGTTTTCCATCTTGCGTATAGCTACTTCCACTACCACCAGCATAACCTGTAAAAAAATATAACGTATCTCCAGCAGTTACTTTCAAACCTTTAATCCAAAAAAGACCACCGCCACAACCCCCAGAGCTTGCATAATTATATCCACTTCCCCCAGAACCACCACCACCCCCAACGGCAACAAAGCTTATTTCTGAAACTCCACTTGGAACAGTAAAAGTGTGAACGTCCACATTTTGATATGTGCCACTAGTAAAGCCATAATAATAACCTATGCTATTCATGGTGCTAACAACACCAGTGTTGGTGAAAAGCTGATAACCAGTGGGGCCACTATATGAAGAAGCTCCATACCACTCATTGAATGACATCTGCGCCCCACTGTTCTTAGAAATTAAATCTCTAATGTCTTGATCATTAAGTGAACATTGTGATCCTGATGATCCACCAGCTTCAACATGAATTTCGTTTAAGGAAATTGCCCCACTACTTTGTAAGGCCATCTAGTTTCTCCTCTAAAGTTTTAATTTGAGATTGTTGTTCTTTGATAGCTTCAATTAGCAGAGGAACAATCCGTGCGTAATCTACTGTTTTGTAATCTTCACCAGACTTTGATACTTCTCCTTCAGCAATATCAAAAGGTGCAAGACTAACTACTTCTGGTAAAACTTTTTCAATTTCTTGTGCAGAAACACCTACTTGTTTTTTATGCTGATTTTTATATCCAAATTCTTTTGCTTTTTCATTTTCTGAATAATAGTATCCATTTATTTTTTGAATTTTATCAACGGCATTTTCTATTTTACCATCAAAATCTTTTAATCTTTCATCTGAATAATATGCAGTTATATTTCCCTCTGCACGAATCTCATTGTCTGCCCTAGTACCACCAGTTGATCCTACATATAAACCATAGCGTATACCCATACCAGCAGTATTAACTGCGGCTTCTATAGTTTGACTTGCATAACTATTTGATCGTATAGAAAATTCTGTATTTGTAGGAAAATAACATCGGCTTTCACCAGTATTTGATACTACAAATCCTTGAGTTTTATGTGTACTGTGATTAAGAAAATCTTCGTGCGTAAAACAAGCAAAGTCTGAATAAGAACTTGACCCAAAATAAACAGTTCCAGATATTTTTGCCCTACCTATGTCAATTACAGTGTCTTGCGCTCCACCAGAACCTCTTATTCCTGATTGGACTTCTAGATAACCACTGTGAACTGTAACTCCCCCACCTCGTCTAAATTTACAAATAGCCGTACCAGAGTTCCAAGCAGAATTATATGAAAGAATAGACATATCACCAGCGGTATTTGAAATTTCTATCTTCATATTTTGATTAGTAGAATTGGCAGTACCCATCATTCTTATATTTGGATATTGTCCACCAAGGTATAAAATACCATTAACAGTAGCATTAACGCCAACATCAACACTAGCTCCAAAATTAGCATTACCATTGTTATTAATTGTCAATCTGTCTTGCCACGCACTTGATGCAAAGGTTTGAATTATGAGAGGCTGAGATTCAGACCTTATAAGACTTTCACTATTATCTTGTACTAAATAGTAGCCAGTTGAATTTATGTTTACCGCATCAGTAAAAGTAGGGCCAGCTATTGGAGCATAAGTTGAAGATGCACTTGATTGAGTTAAGTAAGTTGAAGATGCACTTGATTGAGTTAGATATGTAGAAGCAGCAGCAGAGGTAGTTAAGTAAGAGCTTAAATTAGGTAAGTCACTTGTTAATGCCACAGTTCCTGTTGTATCAGGAAATGTTATTGTTCTAGCAGCACTTGGAGTTGCCCAATCTAAAACACATTCATGAGTTGTGCCTTTATGATTATACCAAGTAATCGTTTGCTCATCCCCTAAACCTATATCTTGTTCTTGAATCCACATTACGTTGGTGGGGGATGTACCACCACTTGTGACACGACCAAAATAAAGCCTTCCTTCTTCTGAACCATTAGTAACATTGTTACCAATTTGACCCATAATTCGTGCATACTCTGTACTATTACTAGCAGAATCTTTACCTTTAAATTGAATACTTCCAACAGGCATATAAACAGCATTTGCATCTGTATCATCTAAAATTATATTTGGACTTTGCGCTTGTACAGTTACATTACCACCAATATTAACATTATTAGATGCATCTTCAAACACAGCTTTATCTGCAGGTTGTGTTATAAATACTGGTTTATCATTGCTAGTACAACTTATTTTTGTAGTATTACCTGCTGATGTATTTATAACAGTAGTTCTTTGTAAAGTAGGTCCACTTGTAAGATATGTTCCAATACCTACTTCCCAATTACTTCCATCTATTAATGCATAATATGTTGTATCACCATTACTTAATACACTAAAATCATTAAACCCATCTACACTACCATTTAGAGTGAGATCATTTTGTCCACTGCTGTCTGATGTTTGTTTTACTCTGTCTTTTAAGACAAAAGCCATTAGATAATCCTTATAATTGCTGTTGATCCAGATGGTAAATTAGGATCAGGTATAGTTATTTGAAAGTTTCCATTATCTGATGATTGTGTTGAGCCGAAGCCTATAACACATACAGCAGGTTTTCCTGTTACAGAATCATTATAAATTAAACATCCGTCTGAGTCAATAGTAGCAGAGTTAAATGATGGATTATTAGTAATATCTACAAAAGCTCTACCACTAGCTGAATGCAAATATACTTGTACAGTACAAGCTGCTCCACCAGTAGTATATCCAAATCCTAAAGAACCTGCTGAACCACTAGTAACATGCTCATCATTATTAGTAATTGTCAACGCTTCTCCTGCAGTTGTATGAGAAGAATTGTTATAGCTTCTAGTTCCTGCCCCATATTGATCAGTTGGGTTTTCTTTTATTAAAGCAAGTTTAAAATTATGTGATCCAAAATTATGTACCCCATTAAGTAAATCTTGTTTAAATGAGTTGCATAAAGCAGTGCTTGGTGCTGGCATCTCTTTCTCCTATATGTTAATACAAATAGAGAGAGCAAGTTTCCCTGCTCTCTCTGTTATTGTTAAGACTACCATTAAGCTAAGTAATCTCTGTCTACTTCATCAGCTGCTCTGGTTGCAGATAAAGGTTGGACTACCATCCAAAATTTAAATGCGCCTCCAGTGGGAGCATTAGAACCTGCAGTTTTTGCATTAATTACAGTAGCAGTATCAAAATACTGTGCATTAGTATTTGTAGATACTGTAGTTGCATTTAATGTTTTAGCTGCATTAATGTCTCCTGTACAAATAAGATCAGCATCACCTGCTGTACCAAATTCTACAGCATTAGCACCACCAATAGTGGCAGCTTCTGTACAAGTTG